CTCACACATTCAGCTGCAATAGACTGAACATCCATGTGAAAGAAACTTCAGAGGCTGAACATCTTACAGTTTACTCTTTTGTTCCTTTGTCTTCGGCTTCCAGAGCTTCTTACGGCTCTTAGCCTTGACGGATCCCATTCCGCCATTACTGGACTCTCCTTCATCATCGTCCTTCTTTTCCTCTTTTGGTGCGACAGATTCACCATCCAAAATTGTTTCACCATCAACTACAACGTCTGCGGTTCCGGCAATCGGGACCACTGGCTCTGCACATAGCGGAGCCGCAAGAATTTGCGGCACCGTTTTGGCGGTAGCCATCCAGTTGTTGAAGATTGATCTGTCGAATTCGGGGAAGAGACGATCAAACTCCACGTCCATCCATCCTCCATCATTTGAGTTGGGGTACTGTTCAGAGCTTTCAAATTTGCTCCACCAGGTGCCAACTCCCAAGGGGGTAACTGGTCTGTACTCGGAAATGGTAAGAACTCGTTGGCACAACTCTCCAAGCACGGGTGTGTTTGGGTCTGTGGCCACATAAGCCATTGCCTTTTCGACAAGCTTTTGTTCAGGCTTAACGTTGTCAGGTAACCGTACCGTAGTATGGAACTTTGACAACTGTCGCTTGACATCAGACATACTATCAGGACGGCCTTCCCAAACCTCTGCTGAATAGTAGCGCGACAAATAATTGACGCCGACGTCCCCTCGTTGAACGAGGTCGATCTTGAGCGTGACTCCAACCTTTGCAGCAGCCCACTCGTGGGACTCAGCTGAGAGGTCAGGGTCGACACCATCATCACCCGTATGGGTGCCAATTTTCGCGAAAGCCTCCTCTGCATCATAGGTTCGACCATTATACGAGGTATGACGGTAACCGAGGTAAGAGACGAAGGTAGTTCGCAATGTTTGGACACATGAGGTGCCTGAGCATCCGGACCCTTGTGAGGGTCCTTGATCGAAGGTAGTTCCATTTGGTAGATAGCCCTTATTATTCGCTGTGTTCTTGAGCGTTTCATTCAGGCCAGCGCGGTGTTCAGGAAACGAGATCATGAAACAACGCCGGTCAACCTGTCTAAGCTTATGCGTAATGGTTCCGTCAAGACGGAAACAATCTGAGACATTCAGAAAATCCGCAGTGAGTGCAAGTTCCGCCACGCGGGTTGCAATCTGCTTAGGGGTTTTGCCGGGCCCATACCACGCAAACCTCTTGCAGTGTTCTGACATGGCCAGTGAATACTGGGCCATCTCTAACTTCTGTCGATCTTGGAAAGTGGATATATTTCGAGGATCGCTTATGTTCTTATAAGCTTCACTCTTGATAAAACACTTCAAGATTCTGAGGAGATAGTGTCCAGCCAACACTGCTTTACGCAGCGATAGCTGTTGGGACGCGCTGGTTTGCTTAGCTTCCACCACTTCATATGGAACTGGTTCCAATCTTACACCCTGAGAGACCAGAACGGCAAACTCAATCATACACTGCATGGTGAACTGATGGTAATGCGGTTCGGGCATCCTTAGAGAGGTAATTCTCCCATAGACGCACTGTCTCTCTCCTGCATCGTTGCCCACGGGTGCAAATGCGCCGTGGACTAACGGACTCATAAAAGCCTGCAGTTTCGGTTTGGCCTCCTGGTCATATTGGCGGGGCTCGTACTGGTAAGCACGGACTCCACGATTGACCGGGTAGACGACAGGGACCTTTTGGGGAGCTACCAACCGATGATATTCGGTTAGTACGGCTGCAGCAGGTCTGTCACCTTTCTCCAACCAACTCGACACTGTTGGAAGCATCAAGTTGGTAGTGCCAAGCCTGGCAACGGTAGCAACTGCGTCATCAACGTGGGCTGGGACAGTAGCACATAGTAGCGTGCATGGACGGGCTGTCGTGACCTGGGTTCCATCGGAACGATGGACCAGGAAACGAATAAAGCTCGTTCCGTCGCTCGCTTGCACAAGGGGTTGAAAGCGTTGTAAACGCTTGCCCTCGAGCATGAACAGAGCAAGATGCGCACCAAGACCATAAAAGATCTTGATGGGAGCAAGCAAAATCAATTGCCTATGATCCGAAATCTGCTTCCGTTCAACTGCATACGTCACAGTCTTGTAGGTAATACCGAGGAATTTTCGAGTCACAATGATCGAATCCCCAGCATAGTCCCACAAATAATGACAAAAGGTGCCACCTCCACTCACAAGAGTGACCAACTCTCCGCACTCGTTAAAGTACGTAGAGGTATCATCTTCCCCATGGGTGGTGGCAGAGCCTGGGACACAAGTGTAGAGCAATGTCGGCTTAGGGTCCCGAGCAAGGACCTCCGGCATGTCAAGGTAATAATCAGTATCTACGATGAGAATTAAATCATCATCGCGCTTACTGTCCCTGCGATTCTCCACATTGGTGTCTTTAGACCAATACCACTGTCGATCGCCACGCATTCCGCGCCGTTGATCGTTCTTCGACATGGCCCGGACGTACAATCCAGTGCCCATGTGCGCAGCAACGTTCTTAGCACAGTTGGTGGCGGCGGTCCTAAAACCGGCGGCAGCGGGGTGGGTGTGCCCTGGGGTGATCTTCACCTCAGGGACTTCGGTTGCCGAAAAGGCGTCACGCGATAGATCCGACACATTCGTTGGGTCTATGCTGAGCCATTCAGCACAAATCGATACCAGACTACGGTAATCGACTTCCTTCAACACAAAAAAGCTAACCACACCAGCGGCGGCAGCGAAGCCATAAGTAAATGGTTTTTGCATTGGACGAGGCTTGATATTTCC